AGGAATAAACAAATAGATTTAACACATTTTCATAAGATAAATGATAATCTAGTAATGCCACATACGCATAGAGGATATTGGCATGCAGAAAATGGAACAGCAAAATTATCAACAAAGGAAGAAATGTTAATTGACAAAATATTAAAAAAATGGGAAGATTATAGACGAGGGAAGTAGTTTATGAGTGAGAACAATGGGTGCAATCAAACAATGCACTAGTGCAACAAGACCAGCCAATAGGTTGTGAGTACACAGGTGAGATTGTGACAGAGGAGGCGGTTGAAATCCGTTCGCCCTTATTAATAGAGCTTTTGCAATTTAGCAAGGCTCTATTTTTTATGCACAAAAGTAAGAGAGGTGGTGTTGTGAATAATGAATTAAAAACATATGAGCAGGCAGAAACAGACTATATGAATGGTTTCAAATATAAAGAAATAGCCGAGAAATATAATGTATCAATTAGCACAGTAAAATCTTGGAAGACAAGGTATAACTGGAATCGAAAAGGGCAAAAAAGTACGCGTACAAAAATGGAAAAAGTACGCATACAAAATACTACTTCTTTTGATGAAGTTGAGCAGGTAGTTGAAAACGATAATCTAACGGACGAACAAAGGTTATTTTGCATTTACTATGTTCGTTGTTTTAATGCAACCAAGGCATACATGAAAGCCTATGGTGTTAAATATAATGTTGCAGCAGTTTCAGGTTGCAGATTGTTGCAAAAGGAAAAAATAAGAAAATGCATCACGGAATTAAAACAGAACAGATTGAATAGGGAAATGTTGTCGGAAGAAGACATATTCCAAAAATATATGGATATTGCCTTTGCAGACATAACGGACTACGTAACCTTTGGTCAGGAAGAAACGGACGTTATTGGAGCATTTGGTCCTGTAAAGATTAAGGATAAAGATGGAAATGAGAAAGTATTAAAGCAGAAGCTAAATGTTGTTAAATTCAAAAACTCTGACGAAGTGGATGGGACTTTAATAGCAGACATTAATCTTAGAAATTCATCTGTAAGGCTAATGGATAGGATGAGAGCTCTTGATTGGTTGGCAAATCATATGGATATGGCAACTTCTGAACAGAGGGCAAGGATAAAACTTCTCAATGTTCAGGTTGACAGGGCAACAGGTAAGGCTAGTGAGGAAGAAATATCAAGAGTGGATGAATTACTGATGCAGATTAAAAAACAGGCAGGTGACAAAGATGGTTCTAAGTGATAAGCAGATGGAATTTGTAAGGAATGCAAATCACAGATACAACGTAAAGACCGGGGCAACCCGTTCAGGAAAATCTTATATGGATAACTTATATACCATTCCGTCAAGAATAAGGGAAAGAGTTGGCAAGGATGGATTAAATGCAATCATAGGAGTATCAAAGGGAACCATTGAAAGAAATGTTTTGCAACCAATGAGAGAAATATATGGCCCTAACTTGATTGGAGATATAGGTTCAAACAACATTGTTAGTATTTTTGGAGATTATGCCTATTGTCTTGGAGCTGAGAAAGTAAGTCAGGTATCAAAACTTAGAGGTTCATCACTTAAATATGTTTATGGTGATGAAGTTGCAGAGTGGAATAAGGAAGTCTTTGAATTATTAAAGTCACGTCTTGATAAGCCATACAGTTGCTTTGATGGAGCGTGTAACCCGGACAATCCAAGTCATTGGTTTAAGCGGTTCCTTGATTCTGATGCAGACATATATTGCCAGCAGTATACAATATTTGATAATCCTTTTTTGCCAAAGGAATTTGTTGAAAACCTATGCAATGAGTATAGGGGTACTGTTTATTATGACAGATATATAAGAGGTCTATGGGTGGCAGCAGAAGGAGCAGTATACAAATTGTTTAATGATGCACAGACACAGAATCCTAATCCGTTTAAGGTTTATGAAAAACCATTAAACATAATGGAAATTAACATAGGTGTGGATTTTGGTGGAAGTGGTTCAGGACACGCATTTTGCGCCACAGGATATACAAGAGGATATATGGATATTGTTCCATTGGCATCAGAATGGATTGATTGCTCACAGAATGACATAGATCCTGAAAAGCTTGGAAAGTTGTTTGTTGACTTCTGTTTAAAGGTCTTGAATTTGTATGGACATATAACACACGTGTATTGTGATAGTGCAGAGCAGACACTAATAGCCGGATTAAGAAGTACTTCAAGAAAGAATGGATTAGGCTGGCTAAGAATAGAGAACGCAATGAAGATACCAATTAATGACAGAATAAGATTCGTTCAAAGAATGATGGGACAGGGCAGATTCAAGTACATGGGACAGCATTGCAAGTCATTGGAGAATGCACTATGTGGAGCATTATGGAATCCAAAGAACTTAACATCTGATGAAAGATTGGATGATGGCACAAGTGATATTGATTCGCTTGATGCATTCGAATATACATTTGAAAGGGATATAAGCAGATTTATTAAGTATGAGTAGAGGTGTAAGGTATGAGATATTCAAACATGGTTACCCAAATAGGGAAAGTATTAAATAAACATTCTGATAATCCTGTAGATTTGTCATATCTTACAGTAATGTCAGGACACATAGAATTATGGAATGTAATGTACAAAGGCAAGGCACCCTGGATAAAGGGAGAAACAGAAAGCTGCAATCTTCCTGCAAGCATATCACAGGAGATTGCAAGACTTGTAACCCTTGAACTTAAGAGTGAATGTACCGGAAGTGAAAGAGCAGAATACATAGAGCCATATTATAAAAAGGTTCTGGAAAGTCTTAGAAGGTATGTTGAATATGGATGTGCGAAAGGCAGTCTTGTATTTAAGCCATACATAACAAGTAATGGTATTGCAGTCCAATACATACAGGCAGATTGTTTCTTCCCGGTGTCATTTGATGATTCAGGAAATGTAACTGATTGCATTTTTACAGAGCAGTTTAGAAAAAACAAAAAAATATATACAAGATTAGAAAGAAACACCATAGAGAATGATGAATTGACCATAACTAACCTGGTTTTTGTTAGCACTAATCCTGAAGTATTGGGGACTGAGGTACCAATAAGTTATGTGGATAAGTGGAACATGCTTGAAAGTGAACTTAAGTTTAAGAATGTTGATAAGTTACCAATAGGATTCTTTAAAGTTCCGCTGGCAAACATAATTGATTCAACATCACCCATAGGTGTTTCTGTTTATTCTAAGGCAGTGGATTCAATCAAGATTGCAGATGAAAGATATTCGCAGATTGATTGGGAGTATGTATCAAAGGAAGCTGCAATACATATTGCTGAAAGCTTGTTAAAACGTAATGAGAATACAGACAAGTTTGAATATCCGGGAGGAAAGGACAGATTATACAGAACTCTTGATTACAGTTCAGGAGCAGTAGACAAGCCATTCATAGACACGTACTCACCTGACATTAGGGACCAGAGTTTATATAACGGATTTAACAATCAGCTTAAGAGAGTTGAGTTTGATTGTAATCTTGCATATGGAACTCTTTCTGATCCAAATAATGTTGATAAGACAGCAGAGGAAATAAAAACCAGTAAGCAACGTTCTTATTCAATGGTGTCTGATATACAGAATGCCTTACAAAATGCATTAGAGGACCTTATAAAAGCTATGGACTTTTGGACAAGCATTTATGGATTGGCACCGGAAGGAGAGATAAATACCTCATTTGAATGGGACGATAGCATAGTTGTTGATTCAGAAAAGGCACGTCAGACGGATAGGGCAGATGTGGCT